ACAATCTTCTCCTTACCATCCTTGTCAAATACAGCATCCCACTTCTTCTCTTTTTTGTGTGATTTCCGGATAGTTTTTAGCTTCATTCTTTGTAATGGAAGAGTGGAATAAAAAAGTCCGAGAGATGAAAGATGAAAGTGAAAATCCGTACATGACCCAGCAGTTTGCAGAAACCATTTTTCAACAACTTATTCCTCGTAATAAGCTTTTGAAGATAAAAAACAAGGATAAATTTAGTCAACGACTCGGCCCCGAATTTGAGCTATGGACTGAATATTTGGAAGATAAGTTCCCGAAGGTACTTGTGAGAGCAATGTTGAACGATGATGAATTCTGGAAACTAACGCTCGAGACAACAAAAAGCCTTCGCTGAAAACGGACTAATATAGAGACAATCCTTATAAATAACAAGAATGGGCGATACTATTATTGGTGTCCAGTTTGGCATTGCCAACCCAGAGGAAATTGTAGCAAAAAGTGTAGTCGAAGTCATCACCGATAAGACTTATTCTGTGAATCAGCCTGTACCAGGTGGTGTGTTTGATTCGCGTTTCGGTGTGATTGAAAATGGCAAAGTATGCCCCACGTGTAAGCAGACTAATCTGCTATGCCCTGGACATTTTGGTCACATTCGTCTAGCACGTCCGGTCTACCTTTACCAGTTTATCGAACAAATTCAGAAAATTCTAGGAATTGTTTGCATTAACTGTTCGAATCCGTATCTATCCGATGACGTTCTTGAGAAAATTGCCGAATCTGCAACCGGAATCGCGCGGTTTAACACTGTTCGTGAGGAGACGTCATCTTACAAGGCAAAGTTGAAAGATTCATCTGTGTGCTCTATCTGCAAGTCTCCCGCCGTGAAGAAGGTAGATAAGATGGAAGGTAAGGTTGCTAAGCTTCAGGCTCACACGTATGAGAAGGATGCTGAGCCGATTGTGCTACAGTGTGAGATGGTTCTACGTTGTTTTCAGCGTATGACGGAACGTCACATTGAGCTTATTGGTTTCAATCCTAAGTTCAGCCGACCGGAGTGGATGATTTGTACCGTACTACTTGTCCCGCCGCTTACAGTTCGTCCGTCAGTTGTTATGGAGGATAACCAGCGTATGGAAGACGATCTAACTCACAAGCTAATTGATGTTGTTCGCAATAATCAGCGTCTGCGTGATAAGATCGATAAGGGCGATTCTGCAGATATCATTGATAAGTACACGGAACTTGTACAGTTTGATGTAGCTACATATGTTGATAATGACATCAAAGGCCTCCCCCCTGCTGCTCAGCGATCGGGTCGCCCACTCAAGACCCTAAAGTCCCGACTTGGAGCAAAGAATGGGCGTGTTCGTGGTAATCTTATGGGTAAGCGTGTAGATTTCTCTGCTCGTTCTGTCATCACTCCGGATGCTAACATTGACCTAGATGAACTTGGTGTGCCAGAGGAAATTGCTATGAATTTGACGTTCCCCGAAATGGTTACGAGCTTTAACCGCGATCGTCTAATGACGTATGTTCGCAATGGTTCGTCAGTATATCCTGGTGCAAAATCTGTATACTTTGCAGATGAAAAGCGAACTGTTCACCTGAAGTACATGAATACGTCTCTTCTTGATCTGAAGAACGGAGACACCGTAAGCCGTCATCTAATTGATGGCGATGTTGTCCTCTTTAACCGACAGCCTTCACTTCACAAGGCTTCTATGGAGTGTCACCGCATTCGTGTTCTACCGTATTCTACATTCCGCCTGAACGTTTCCGCTACACGTCCTTACAATGCTGACTTCGATGGAGATGAGATGAACATGCACGTTCCGCAGTCAATCTCTGCTGCTATGGAACTCAAGTATCTGGCATCTGTTCTTCGTCAGATCATCAGCCCTCGTACGAATTCTCCCATCATTCAGATCTTTCAGGATACTCTTACAGGCTCGTATCGTATTACTCAGCCAAATGTTCGAGTTCCGGAATACGTTGCCATGAATTTGCTTGCACGCATGCGTCGACCGATTGCGTCATATGTACGCAAGAATAGCCCTCTAACAGGTCACGAAATTATGACCAATGCGTTTCCTCTCATGAACTTTGATGGCAAAATCAAGGTCGAGAACGGTACGCTTGTAAAGGGTGTTCTTGGTAAGGATGCATTTGGAAAAGCGTCTGAGGGTATCATTCACGTGCTGTATAATGATTTCAGTCCGCAGCGGGCTGGAGAGTTCATTAATGATATCCAAAGTATTGTAACAAAATACAACTTGTATTCTGGATTTTCTGTTGGTGCTGCTGATTTGATTGCAAATGCAGAAACCTACGAATTCGTAAACAAGACACTTGCGGATGGCAAACAGAAGGTTGCCGATATTATGTCAAGTGTTCATGCGGGTACATTTGTAAATATCACGGGTCGCTCAAATGGTGCTGAACTTGAAAACAGAATCATGAACGCTCTAAAAGAAATTAACTCAAAGATTGAGGAGAAAGTTGAAAATAGTCTACCAGGTGATAACCGAATGGTTGAAATGGTAAAATCAAAGGCAAAGGGTTCCAATTTGAATATTACTCAGATGATGGCTCTACTTGGTCAACAGATGGTTGCTGGTCAGCGTATCAAATATACTCTACAGGATCGTACACTTCCTCACTTTGCTCGTTATGATCACGGTATTGAGTCACGTGGATTTGTAGAAAATAGCTTCATCTCTGGTCTACGTCCCGCTGAGTTCTTCTTTCACGCCATGGGTGGACGTGAGGGTCTCATTGATACTGCAGTAAAGACTTCAGATTCAGGTTATATTCAGCGTAAGCTAGTGAAGATGATGGAAGATCTTCACGTAGAATATGACGGAACAGTTCGTAATATCAACGGTTCTATCTATCAGTTTGTGTACGGTGGTGATGGAGTAGATAGTACTGCCATTGAGAACCAGCCTATTGAACTTGGAGTGGCTAGCATGGAACAACTCTATAAAGAATTTGCAGCTTCAGTTGACGATTTCAAAGCAGTGATGAGTGCTGATCCTGGTACAGAAATTGATGATCTGATGGATCAGATTATTGCTGATCGTGACGTACTTGTTCGTGATGTGTTCCGATATGTTAAGAAGACTGAAGTATATGCACCGGTTCATCTAAAGCGTCTTCTTTCAAAGTATGCAAACACGTATGCTGTAAAAACTGACCTCACTCCTGCATATGTTGTAGCTGAACTTAACAAGCTAGTTGAGGAACCTATGATTAAACCGAACTACCTATTCCACATTCTACTACGCTACTATCTTGCACCGAAGAAGTCTATCATTGTCATGCGTCTAACACAGTCTATGTTTGACGAGGCTCTCAAAGACATTCGGTTCAAATACATGAAGGGGAAAGTTCATGCAGGTGAAATGGTTGGAACGTTGGCTGCTCAGTCAATTGGAGAGCCAACTACTCAGCTTACACTAAACACATTCCACTCAGCTGGAACTGCAAAGGCTAATGCCACGCAAGGTGTTCCTCGAATTGTTGAACTTCTTTCTGTGTCACACAATCCTAAAAATCCTTCTAATGTTATCTATCTTCGTCCTGATATTGCGATGTCAGAGAATGCTCTCTTCAATAAGACCAAAGAAATTCAGAAGACAACGCTACGTGATATTACGCGATCTGTTCGCATCTATTATGATCCGGATCCATCCTCAAAGAATTCTTCAGTTGAAGAAGATCGCCAGTTTCTAGAAACATACCAGAAATTCTCAGTTACAAATCAATCATCATGCAATTCTCCTTGGATCATTCGACTTGAAATTGACCGTATACAGATGGCTGCACGAGGTGTTATGGACATGAACATGATTGCAACAAAAATCAATAATAACAAAGTTCTACGTGTATTCGAATGTGTATATACGGATACCAACTCACCAGATAAACTAGCTATGCGCATTGCATTCCTACCTGATACTGTAAAGAATTCTCTATCTCTCCGTTTTATCGAAGAGAAACTTCTTGATACGGTTCTAACTGGTGTAGCTAATATTGGTCGTGTCTACCGCCGTGATAACAATAAGGAACTTATTTATGATGAGAAAGTTGGAGGATACGTTCCTATGAAGCAGATTGTTCTAGATGTGGATGGTACCAATCTTCTCGATCTTGCTACGATTGATGGTGTAGATTCACTCCGTTCATTCTCGAATGATCTTCACGAAATTCTTGATATCTTTGGAATTGAAGCTGCTCGTTTGGCGCTCTACAAAGAGTTCATGGAAGTCTTTACGGCTGAATACGTAAACTACCATCACATGATCACACTCATTGATGTAATGACGTATCCTGGCTACCTAGTAACGGTTGATCGCTTTGGTATGAAGAAAAGCAATAATGGTGTGCTTGCTAAGTCTTCATTCGAAGAGACATCTCAAATTCTGTTTGATGCTGCTATCTCTGCTGATTTTGATAAGATGAAGGGTGTGTCTGCAAACATTATGTTCGGTCAGAAACCCCCTTGTGGTACTGGATTTGTAGATATCCTTGTAGATGAAACCAAGCTACCTGAAGGAGCCGAAGAAGATATGTCAGTCTTTGATTCAGATTTGAAGGCTGCTAATATTGCGGTATCGCAAGATGAAGATACTGGACAGTGTAAGATGGAAGATGTTCTTATGGCGTGGTAAGTTACTTCGATGCAATTATAAATATTAAGTAAAGCATATCAAACATAAGCCGGAATAAAGGTCTAAACCAAATAATAGCAAGTAACATATTTCCATCACCATATCTATCATAAAGAAACAGCGATACAGCCCACGCAATACCTAATCCTGTAAGCCATGCTCCTGTAATTTCGGAAGATAACCAATAATTATTATGGTCGAGCTTGTTAGATGTCATATACACAATAACACCGGTTCCAATTATACAAAAAATAATAACCCCAAGAAATGTCTTAGACACCATTTTTGTTTTAATAGAACGAGATTAATCTAGTATACCATGGAACAACCCAAATATGATAGCGTAGTAAGCGCCGTCGTATCTGCGTTTCAAAAGAGAGCTGAAATTGGACAGAAAAAATATGGAACTACTCTAGATCGTAATGACCTAACTTTTTTGCAATGGATTCAGCATGCACAGGAAGAATTGATGGATGCTATTTTGTATCTTGAAAAACTCAAACAGGTAACAAAATAGGTTACTAATTGCTGTAGGCTAACCCGGCCATGCCACTCATGATACGGAGGATATTGTAGTTCACGGCGTATACACGAACATCAAACGTGCGATCCTGAGTCTCATCCATCGTTAGTTCACCGCTGATGTTCATGACAATTGTGGCCGTATCAATGCGGGAGAAGTTGCACGTACCGGACGGCTGGTGCTCCTCCGGCTTGAGAGCAAATGAATACATAAAGATACCACCCTGGTGAACAGGTAGAGCCGTTGTTGACTGAATTGTCGCACCTAGGCCACTGTGGTGCTGGTAAATCTGAGGCTGGTTAAAGTAATCACCATAACGCTTGTCCATGCGATCCTGTCCATTGATCTGGATCCACTGGCTGTAAACCGCCTCCTTATCATACGTAAAAGGCTGGAGACGAGTCGCAGATGCACGGTAGCCCTGAGCGAGCTTGCAGTTGCGGTACTCAGACGGCTGTACAACCCATACAAGTTCCTTAACAGGGTGGTTGAACGTTAGATCAACACGGTTATTGTAAGAAGCAATACCCTTATCTTCGTTGTACTGTGTCTGCTCGATTAGATACTCGTGGCTCTCCTGCGCCATACGACGACGCTCCTCCGTGTCTAGGTAGATATAATCGACATAGATAGCAGCCTGAACGGGCTGCTTTAGTGAAGCAACGGCAGAAGGAGTAGTATCGCCAGAAATAAATACTGCATCATTCCACTGGAGATCAATCTTTACCTCGTGGTACTGAAGAGCAATAAGAGGAAGGGCAGCACCAGGATTGCGAGTGTAAAAGAAAGGTAGAGGAATGTAGAGTGTATTCGGAAGAGTAGGCTTTCCTGATCCTGTATTGCACTGAGTAGGATCAGTGAATGTACTAACACTGTTTGTCGTTGTTAGGAATGATGTATTGGGACCACCGCCTACCATGTTCCAGAGCTTCTTGGATGTCACGAAATCAGACGTTAGAGAGTCCCAAAGGTACATCCACTCGCCATATAGACGATCGATCTGCTGACCACCGATATTGAGTTCAACATACTTGATTAAGTTGTAACCAAGACGACCCTGATCATTGTTAAATACACCGGTAGGCATTACAACTTCGAGGTATGTCGTGTAAAGTAGATCAGCGTGACGGCCAAGCACAGCAGAATGCTTCGTACCCCAAGCGGCCTGTCCAGTAAAATTTACACGAAACGGCTCCATGGCGAAGTTCGTGTGGCGCTTAAAGAGACCCTTCCAGAACGTAATTTGCGGATTGCCACTGAGGTATGCATCTTGGGCGCCACAGGCGACGAGCTGTAATAGACCACCACCCATTTGTCTTTATATGTTAAGCATACTGAATTTTTTAATGGTGGCGACGACGGCGCGTACGACGACGCTTGCCACCCTCTTCACCGCCTTCCTCACCACCTTCGCCACCGCCATGCTTCTTATACGTCTTCTTCGCCTCCACGATGACCTTCTTAAGGCCATCACCCTTCTTGTAGGTACCCTTTGACTTCATCTGCTTCATCGTCTTCTTGACATGCGTGAGCCACTTGTTTGCCATTTTTGTATTGTAGAGTAGAGTTTTTATACAACCACGTTGTAGATCGGACTTATTTTTTGCATAGGCTGAAAAGATACCGCAGGGTCAGGCTGAACAGGAGTCTTATATTTTTTCGGAGCGAGCTCGCGTAATGCTTCGGGTTTGAGAACTAGACTATTTTCCTGAAATTCACCAATGTATAATTCCATCATACTATCAACCGAACCATAATTCATCATGATCCACTGGCAACCATACGTAAATAAAATTTGAGGATTGTAGTTTGTTAAATCCGCACCGATGTCCGGAACAACCATTGTGATCGAGTTACGGTTATGCTTAATAAGCTCTTCGTGATCATATGTTTGGGCAGCTTCCATATATGTTAAACGCCGAAGGTGAGATGTTGACCATGAAATATTTACTAATTCTTCCATTAGTGTTCCTTTCATGTTACCACCACTTACAATAATAAGCTTGCGTTGTAAATTGCAAATGGGTTCTACAACTAAGTTCTTACGCTGATAGCTGTAGCTACTATCTAGCATATACGCACGACACGTTGTTTTCAATATTTCGGCACACGCATTGATAGTTGTTGTCTTATTTGTGTGGAATACTAAACTTAGCATAAACGGGTCAGAAGAAACAGGACAGCTGACACTGTTAAATGCATTATTTACAATCGAAACACAACACGCTTGGAATGGAACTGTATTGTACGCATAATCTGTTCCTAGCTTTTGGTTCTTTAGACCAACAACCGGTTTGCCATTTCCATCGTCATAAATATCTAGTTCAACAAGACGAGGACCAGCTTTGATAACAAGAGGCAAAATTGAATCGGATACGTAATCATATACCTTAGCTCCAGGGTATAACGAATATGAAGAAGATGCAACATAGTAATCACACAATCTCATATTAATAGGCGTTGTAGGGCAACCAATAGGAGCCAGCTTTGTTACCTTCTCATAAGCACTAAACGTAGATTTTGCTGTAAGTTTAGCTTGAGTATCCGAAGGTGTAACTGCATGATATACAGTTGTTGATATAGCCCATACAATCACAGCGCCAACAATAAAGGCAATTGCATAGACCCATGTAGACCCTGCAGGGACTTGTGAGATTAACTTTTCAACATATGACTGCTCCATTATTTACTTCCAACACGAAATAACATTCCACGTAACCCTCTTACAACATCATCAGGGATGCGTTCACTCATTGGAATATTCAGCAAACAACAGTAATGAAAGTACAGACAATACATTCCACATTCTGAGTCTTGGTATTGATGACGAATTTTATTATAACTCATTACCATGGGTTTCGAATGTACCTTTGTTGCATCCCACTGTTCTTTCCATCGTTTCATCAGAACCTGGATCTGCTTTTCGGGTTTCTCTGCATATGAATCGAAAAATGTAATTTTAGGGAATTCTAGTTCAGGACGAATATCACAAAATAATGCGATCCAATGCTGTCCAGGTCCAGTACTTACATCGGTATTGAAAATAATACCGATTTGTGTCTTACCTTGCTTATAAAGACTGCTAAT